TCTTCCTTTTTGGTTTTTTGGCGAGAGTCCTGCCAATGATTTCTTTCCCATTTTGCATGTGCTCCTGGGAAAGCTCCAGACCATCCTTCTAGTTGTATTGAAGGTGTACTTATAATTTTATAAGCAATCTTCCCACAACTGGGACAATCATGTTCTTTTGTATAATCAACTAAATCTTCAAATATACCACATTGATCACATTCAAATTCAAAGAGTTTCTTCATAAGTTTCACCCTGTAATTCAATGTATGTTTCATCAGATACTTGTTTAAGGGTTAATATCCAATTAAGAATATCTAATTGCCCTTTACGTTTCATAAGAGATTTCTCATCATCCACAGTACTTATATTATTATACTGGTCATATAACTTCTGTGTATCTTCTATAAAATCTTTCCAACCAATAGTTACCATCATTGATTGTCTATCTTCATAATACTTTTCTAATTGTTTATCATTCATACTATTATTATACCATAAAATTAATGAAAAGTCAAGCTATTTCTTTACTTTTTTGCCATCTGTAATTTAACGATTTCTTTATTATCAACCATATCTTGTTTCTTAATCTTTAATTCTGATTCTTTAAGCATTAATTCAGCAACAGCAACCCTACGTTTAAATTCTGCTTCTTGCTGATCTGCTTCACTAGGAAGATTACTAGCTAAAGCTGTCATTATCTTAGCTTGTATTTCTTGTGGTTTCATTTGAGCATCAACCATATAATTCTTTGCTTGTGCTAGATTCTCTTGAGCTTCAGACTTAGCAAGTTCTATTGTTGATTGTGCTGTTGCCATAGCTATCTGAGATTGCTGTTGTGTTTTTTGTAGTTGAGCTTGTTGTCCTTGAGTTAAGACTTCTTCTATATCTACCTTATTATCAAGACTAGAATTCTTAACAATTCCTTTTAATAGTAGAGGAACTACTGGACTAGTAGGACCTAGTGTTTTAAGTAGATTAATAAATTGTACTTGTTCTACTTCTTTAGCTAGATTTCCTAATGAAGAGTTAGCTACAAATTTATAATCTGCTACTGGGAAATGTTCTGGATCAAACTGCATAAATCTCCAAGCAACTTTAGTAATAAAAGGTACTAAGAAATTATCTTGGAAATTAACTAGAGTTCTTTTATTCTTTTTAAGAACTGTTGCTAACGTGACTGATAATTCACCACCTGTAGGCTGCTTAAGATCACTTTGAGTATCTAAAGTATTAGTAGCTTGTAATAACATTGTTTGAAAAGCTTGAGCTGTCTGTAAATTTGCTGCATCAGTTGTACCAAATTTAAAAGGCATTAGAATTTCAGAAGGAGAGCCATTCGTAAGTAAAGTTTTTCCTGGTCTAATTTCAAACTTAGCTCCTCTAGGTAATCGAGTAGCATCCATACCCATCATAGGTGCTGTTGTAAGTGCTAGAGAATCTAAATGTGCTCTTAATTGAGCATCTATAGCTTTTTGCATATTAAAGCCTTTCTCTGCTACACCTCTACCCCAAAATCTTTTAGGTACTGTATCATCTTGATAAGCAACTAGAGGTCTATCTTTCATCATATAAGGAGATCGTTCTGCTTTAAGAAGAACACTATCATTACCTATTACAACAAGAGCTTCTACTAAATTACCATACTCAGCAAGAACATCTGTACCACCTTCTTCAAAATCAACCATACCATCTTCAGGATTATCAATAAGTTTTTCTGGAACAAGTCCATAATATCTAATAATCTTAACTTTATCATGGTCATATTCTTCATCTATCCAAGATTCTTCTAGATCTAGTTCTGGAGAAGCATTACTACCTAAGTCAGCTTTTAAATATATACCTGACTCCATGTTTTCTGCAATCTTATGTGCAGATACAAATTCTTCTATAGCACAACCCATTGCATCATTAATATCTACTGAATTAGGATCTATTAAAAAGTTCTGAGGACTAATTGGATTTAAGGTAATAGAAACCTTTTCTTTAGTTCTAGTTCCAATAGCTATAGACTCTACATCAGGCATAACATCTGTCGCTGGTACTATTTCATTAATCTTTTTAATAACTACTTCACCAATGCCTGTACCATATATAGAAGCTAGTAATATAACATCTCCTACAGCTTTACGTAGACCATTCTGTTTAAAACATTGCTTCATATAACTCTGAAGATATTGTATGTCTTTACCATCTTTATCTTGCATATCATCATCTATGCTAAATAAGTCATCTCCATTACCAAATACACCTTCTTCTATTTCAGAGGCATGATTTTCAATAGCTTCTTGTAGAGCTGGAGCTACAATACGACTTCTTTCAGATTCTCGCATCTTATCTTGTGATGCCCATTCTCCTCTCCAAAGCCTTTCATATTCTTTCCAGAGTTCTAAATAATTAGTATCTCTATTATCTCTCCAATCCGTTAGATGTCCTTGAATCCAAGAAACTAACTTTGATGGTGCGTTATAATCTGCCATTTTATTCCCTTTTAATTAATATCCTGAAACAACATCTAGAACTTCATAATCTTCATCATAATCATCTTCAAAATCTGGTTCTACTATTGCTACTTGGTCTATATAAGCTAGTGCATCTACTAAATCATCATGAAGCTGAGAGTTTGGAAAGTTAACAAGTTGATCCACAAAATCGTTATTCCAATCACCACGTGCCAAAGATACTTTCCCATGTTCAAATCTTCCTTGTAATGCCCAAACAATTCTTTCTGTTTTCTTTTGGTTACCATGTGTAACATCTGATACATTAAAGAAAAGATTTCTCTTTCTCATTATCTCTTGTAGATATGGTAAGGCAGCATTTTTTAAACTACCTTTTTCTATACCTATTTTCATTGGTTCATAGTCACGTACTGCTGTGAATATCTGTTCACATGTTTCTTCTATTCCCCATCTACCATGTTTTATATCTTTTACCCACCATCCTTCTTCGTGGACTTTAACTATTGCTATTGCGGTTTCATCCAGTTTCTTATTCTTGTTGGCAGATTCCTTATCCACTTTAATAAATCCAGCCAAATCGACTGCAATAAAGTAACTACCATCTTGAGGCTCTTCATCATCATAATTAATCCAATCCGTTTTAAAAATATCTCTGCTTGCTGCTTCAAAAGAAGCTAAAAACTCCTGTCTAAAAGCAAAGGAACTCATTGAGGTCTTTGCTGAATCTATTTCTGATGCTGGTATTAAAGGATTATCATAACTGGAATAATGAAACGCTTTCCAATCCGGATCTTTTTTATCCTCAGCATATTTATATAATTCATAAAAATGGTTACGACCTTTAGGTGTACCAATAAATAAAGCTTTACCTTGTACATCAGCTAAGGCAGGTCGTAATATCTGTTCCCATACATTAGGCTTAATATCTGCATATTCATCAATAACACAAAACGCAAGTCCTACACCACGAAGAGTATCAGGTCTATCTGCACCCTTTAAGTATATCTTTCTACCATTTACTAGAGTAATAACACTAGTATTCTCATGTGCTGATGCAATTACTTCATGACCTAGTTCTTTAAGTACGCCCCACATAATATCTCTAGCTTGTTGATATGTAGGTGCTACATAAAATATATCTTTTGATACAGACTGTAATCCTTCAATTAGAAGTAACCAAGCCGCTAGTCTAGATTTACCAAACCTTCGTCCTGCTGCTACTATTCTAAATCTAGAAGTATCATCAAATACCTCTCGCTGCTTATCATGCAGCTTTACATTTAAGTCAGTCATTTACTAAATTTTTCTGCACTTCTAAGTCGCCTTACTATTTGAGGTTTTCCAGGATTCTCCCAGATCTTCATAAAGTCCTTTGTTATTTTTTTATAATCCCCAGATTCAAAAGAATCTCTTAACTTTTTAGCATTTTTTTCACCTATTAAGTCTTGACTATTTCCATATATAGTATCATACATAAAGTCTATCTGAGATGTAGATGAATCCTCTAAGCTATTTTCTTTTAACCATGTATTATAGAAAGGCTTTAAGAAGTCAAGTTGGAAAAGACCATAACCATTTCCATCATTACTTTGTTTTTGCGTGTGATCAAATGAGTCTGAAGTTTCTACAGCAATATTACCCATAATTCCAGCTATTGCTTCCTTACTTAATCCTTTAGATGCAAGATGCTCTTGTGCTTGTTGAGCATAGTCATCACTAGTTCCTGTTAGTTTATTATACTTTCGTTTTATAAAGTCTAAACTATCATCAATCTCTCCTGCTTCTGCACTAGGTATAACGTTATTCATGACTTTTTTTATTAAATCTAATTTACCTGAAGTCTTTTCATCTATATTTTTACTTTGATTAGGAACAAGACCCTTAAATTCATTTTCTGCAGCACTCATATATTGTTCATATGGGTTAATAGTTGATTGACTTATATTATCTACTTCTTGCTTATAAGGATATGTTTGGACATTACCATCTACTTCTGGATTAGCTACTTCTATAAAATCTTCACTTTCTCCTAGTGGAGTATTCATGTCATACCAAGGATCTCCATCTTGATAACCTTTATTAGCATAGATAGTGTTATTTAATTGTTGTGCAGCATCTTGTGACATAGTACCGTAACCTGTAAACTCACCTAAAGCCTCAGACTTATTAAGTAAGTTCTTTGCTCTTTGTTGTTGAGCATGTGCCCATCTTATTCTATCCTGATTACTTGCCATCTTCTATCGTCTCCATATCAATTGGTTTTACTTCGTCTAAATCCCTAATCTCTGGTTTATCAATTCCACTAATACTAATTTGTATCTGATTACCATTACCTTTCATCTTATTAATGTAATCAGAAGGTAATATTCTGTCCATTACAATCTTTAAACAAGCCATTTGATCATCATCATTGTCATTTAGAGCTTTATTCAATACCTTATCTACAACTTTTTTACCACTTACATTCAACATTCCAGCTAAAATCTCTTGGTGTCTAGCCTTTTTAGAGTTCTTTAGTATTGGAACTGGATTATTAAAGCTTTTTCTCTTTATAACAGCTTTCTTTTTTAATCTTAAACCTGCTTTAGCTCTAATAACATTAATATCTTCTATAGATCTAGCTCCGGGTTTTTTATTCATTCATTTGTTTCCTATAATTAATAACTCCAAAATATGGAGTTGCTATTAAATATTACTTAATTAAGGAGCTTATCGAAACCAAATGAGATAAGCTCATTCAAAAAGAACTTAAAACTAAAACTGATAATATAGATTATTAAACTCTTTTTGTATCTATACTACTATTATATCATATTTATTAGTGAAAGTCAAGAACTATTTGATAAAAGACTATAAATAAGTATAAAACTAATGATTATCATTAGAAAATACTAGTTATTATCACTAGTCATACTAATTGTATGATAGTCATACTAATTATATGATATCCTAAATTACCCTTAATAAAATTATAGTGTATCTATTAATAACTAGACCTAAGTTCAAGAACATACCCCCCCATACGATAAATTATGTATATCTTTTGGGGTATGTAATATGGTTAGATAGATTAATAGTAGTGTGAGTACTAATTATTAAGGGTATAAGAATTAATATGATGGTACACTATAAAGAACTATATGGTACATGAAATACATTCTATATTAATAGAATATTAATACTACTATAAGTTATTATTATATTACTTAACCTCTTAATAAGGTTAGCTTATTACTAAACCAAAACCTAATGAATTAAAGATTGTTATGTACTATCCTATGCATTAGATTATGGATTAAAAGGATTAAAGGATCCTTTTAAACCACAACCTACTACACAGGCTATTACACAACCTTACTAATTAAGTTAAGTAGTTGTTCAAATATTATCCAACAAAGATCAAGATCTCAACATACGATGAGTATGAATATCAAACTATATCTATAATATAGCATACGATGAGTATGAATAACAAAGATCAAGATCTGCCACTAAACGGGTGTGTTAAGATAGACTAGTAGATAATACTAGACGGTCATAACTAATGATTTTACTTAGGCTAAACTAATGATAATTGAATTTACGCATATTTATAAAACCTATAAAGTGGGACATGTAACATAAATAAATTAACAACAAAGGAAAATATAAAATGGACATATATGAGGCAAAAGTAAATAATGAAGATGAAGATGATTATTATAGTGATCCTTGGGGAGAGAACAAACCTGAGTTATTTTATATTAATGCAAATTCGTTAGATGAGGCAATACGGAAGTTACAAAATACACATGAACCATCAGGTAATGGAGATAATAGAACTGATTATGAGCCTAGTAAGTTTACGAAAGATAATGTAAAAAAGTTTATCGGAGAAATT